GACCTACTTGAAATTTTCTTTTAGGTGTACCTAATTCTTTTTCAGCATCATCAGGTGATGCTGTTTTGGACATTTCGCTAAGTTTAAACTTGTACTTTGCCATTTGCTACTTGAATTTCTTTTACTAGTTCATAATATTGTAACAAATCAACTAAATTATCATTATCTACCTTATCTGTTTTGCTTAATTCAGTTAACAATTTTGCTACTTCTGTAATTTTTATCTTTGTAGCTTTGTCTTTTATATTTTCAGATTGCTCTGCTAAAATATCTTTTAATAAATTAACTTTTTTATTATAAAATTCTCTTAAAGCTGGTGTAGAATCAATTGAATAAATAAATTCTTTAAGTATTTCTTTTTGTTCTTTACTTAAATTATCATACTTATCATTAAATTTTTCTAATAATACTCTATAAGTAATTTGTCTTAAATCCTTATCGTACCCTGAAAATTCTTCGATTAATTGATCTTTAGGTTTAGATATTTGTTGTTTTGTTAGAAATTCTAATAAAGTAACTTTATTATTATTTATTTGGCTTATATCGGTAACCTCTTTAGTATTATAACTTTCTATTAAAGTATAAACAGAAGCTATTTCTTTATAATTTTTTATTTTAGAACCAAAGAAAGTTTCTAAGTTATAATGTTTTTTAATTTCATTAATTAAACTATATTTTTGTCTTTTCAATGAAGTTCTATTAAACTTCTTTGAATTTTCAAGTATTGTTGAAATTAATGAATTCGCTTTACCCTCAGATATAACTTTAGATTTTAATATTGATTCATATAACTTATATTCTCTACCCAACCCTGTTTTTACAAAGTATTTTTTAAGTAAATCGATTGCAGGAGAATCATCACCTTTTAAAGTATCAGCTGTTATTTGCCTAACTAGTAATTCAAATAATATACCAGTATTTTTATACTTAGAATGTTTTATTTTCATTAAAAATATATTTATTTATAAATATGTACAAATTAGTTATTCTTCAATTGAGTTTCATCTAATAGTTTAGAATCATCTTTATCTTCTTCAAAAATTAACTTTTTCTTATTTAAGGATTTAAAAATATCCTTGTTTTTTAAGTAAGTTACTTTAGGACTTTCAAATTCTGAAAGTGGCCTACTACCTTCATTTTTATCAGTATCTTTCATTCTTTTAACTCCTAATGGGTCTTTACCAAAATTATTATCTTGTTTACCTCTATTAGTAATACTATCAACTGGACGACCTGCTTTAGGGTCATCATCTTTGTAGCCATCAGGTACATTACCTGGGTCAGAATACATTCTACCTTTACCATATAATGAAGCTAAATCATGAGGAGTACCATATGATTTACCAGTAGTAACTGGATCATTACCTTCTGCTTTTATTTGATCTAATCTAAATTGACGTTTAGCATCTTCTCTAGCTAAATCTCTATACTCATCATATTGATCTTCACTAAAGTGATAAATGTTATGATAAATCCAATCAGATGGAACTAAACCTTGTTCTAATAAAGTTCCAGCTAATTCAGCTTTTGATTTTAATAATTCAATTCTTTCTTGATCATAAATTATCGATGGTGTAGTCATTGATAATTCAAAATTTGTCATATTTTCTGCTGTATAACCTTGAGTATATAAATGTACTAATGCAATTTTATTTAATTCTGATAATACTATTCTTTGTATTCTATCAATTGTACGAGCAAATCTAATATCTTCAGCAGCTAATGTAGCTTTACCTTCTACATTTTCATCATACCCTAAAAATGCTTTAGGTATTTTTAGTGCGGCAAATAATTTATCTCTTAAATATTCTACATCTTGAATACCATCATATGATAAACCTGGTGTAGTATCTATTTTAGTTGCATTATCATTACCTCTTACTGGTATATAAAAATCCTCTAACATGTTTTGCATGTTATACCTTAAATTATATTCACCCGTTTTTTCATCCATATATGGAGTACGTTTCATATTTGAAATAGTTTTCTGCATAAATGCTTCTACTTCATTTGGAGGTATGGCTCCAACATTTACATAAAATATTCTTTTTTCTGGAGCACGAGCAATTCTATGGATTAACATTGCATCTTCCATTAAAGTATATTGTTTAAATAATTTTCTAGCTGGTTCAATATAAGCTCTACCATATGGAAGGTAATTTACATCTGTAACCATTCTAAAATGAGCCATTTCATAATTATCATAAGTTATACCTGTATTATCATTATCAGTTTGATTTGGTAAACTATAATAACCATAAGAACTACCAGCAAAACCTTCTGGATTCCATCTATATTTTATATCTGATGGGTTATCTGGATTTTGTCCTTCTATTCTTTCAATATGGTATGCTGTATAAGGAATTACATTGTAAACTCCAAATTTTTCAGCTATTTCTAATTTAAGGAAGAAATCACCATATTTACACATTTGACGAATCCACATCCATAAATTAAATTCTACATTTAAAACATCATAAAATAAATTATAAAGTATTTTTTGTATATCTTCATTAGAACTTCTAATTTGAAGTACTTCACCCATATCATTTTTAAGTGTAGATTCATCTGATAGGATATCTAGTGCTGATGCTATAATAGCATCTTGATCCATTACATCATATTCTGAGTATAAAGTTGTTCTTAAATATTGATAATTTAAGTTAAACTGAGCACCATATAATGAAGAAGGTTGAGTAGTATAAATTCTATTGAATCTATCTACTAATGCATTTGTTTCATACTTACCACTACTTTGTATATGATCAGTATCTATTGTTTTAATTTGATTACCACCAACATTACGAATAATAACATCTGTTGAAAATAATCTTCTTAATCTTGAAAATACGCTTGTATCTGCCATTTAATATATAATTATTGTTATAAATATTACCTTAAGAGCCATCCAATGTCTTCTTTACCCTTATCTGTTTTAATATGATAAGGATTATCAACACCTTTTGAGAACCCATAACCACCTTGGTATTGAGTTCTATTGACGCCCATATTATTTAAGGCTTGTTTTGTTATGTCTATACCTCTTTGTCTAAATTTTAATGCTGTATCTCTAATATACATAGCAATACCAAAAGCCATTACTAAATCATCATTATAACCAGATTGTGCTTCTGGTCTTCCATTTCTCCAAATAAAGGTTTTCATTTCTTCTATTAATCTTTTTGATTGAATAGTTACTCCTTGATCACTAATATATTCTTGAAATTTACCTATAACCATTGGTCTAGTTCTAGATGACATAGTAAAACCTGGAACCATTCTAGAATGGTCTTGGTACTTATCAAAATAAGAATTTACATTAGGTTGATCACTTTTAGGTGAATAATATAAGTTTTGATAATTTCTATCTAAAGCTACTTGAATAGTAGCCCAACCTACATTAGCATTTTCTATAATTAACATAGCTTCATTGTACTCTGAAGCAATACCAACTAATAAATGCCCATAATCTTTTGTATTAATTTGTCCTTTATATTCTGCTACTTGAACATTATTTTCTATATCCATAACATGAAACGCAGAATAATCTTTTCCATCCCCTCTAGAAACATCAGCAACTACCATGTAAGATCTAGTGTAATCTGGTGTTTCCCAAACCCATAAATTTTGATCAACTCCTCTTCTTTCTAATGGATCTTTAATAAAAGATTTTTCATAGTATTCCATATATTCATTATAAAATACAATATCACCAGAAGTACTAAAATCACAATCACATTCTTGAGCAGCCATTCTAGGATCACCTAATAATTCATCTTGTTTTTTTCTCCATGCTTCATCTCTTTCGGGATGAACATACCAAGGTAATTTAATAGGTAAAAAATCATTTTCTGCTGCTTCTGCTCTTGTCCAAGTTTGATGAAACCAATTACCTGTACCATAAGGTGTACTTAAAGCAATACAACCACCACCAGTAGCTAGTGTTTGTTGAGCTGAAGCCCATATCTCACCAATATTATCAATAAAGGCTGCCTCATCAATTAATAGTAAAGATACTGCTTCTGATCTACCAGCATCACTACTTGCAGAAGTTGCTTTAATTTGGGATCCATTTGAAAGTCGTAAATTTAATTTATTATTTTCAGCAGCATCAATTTTAAGCCATGATGGTAAATTTTCATACATAAATTTTACCTTTGTAACCATGTTTTTAGCTGTTTCTTGCTTTGTAGCAATACAAAGAATATTTTTATCCTTATGGAATGTCATTAGCCATAAAGAATAACCAGCACCTAATGTTGAAATACCTAACTGTCTAGATTTTAGAACAATAGAATAAGGATTATCTCTCCATAACGTTAATACTTTATCTTGAAAAGGATATAAATTAAATTGTATACGACCTCTTTGTGGATGTTGTATATAACAGTATTTACGCATAAAATGTACTGGATCTTTAGCACATTTTAAATATTCAGATCTTATTACTTTTTTTAAATCAGCCATTTAATTAACTAATACTGCGGCAGCTACAGCTATTAATATACCTGCTCCTCCCATTAGTTTGGTTTTGAATTTTTGTTTTTTAAGGTCTTTTTCTAATCTTTTAGATAATTCTTGTGATATTGCTAACTGTTCAGTTTTATTTAATATTATAAAATCAAAGTTTCCTACTTGACTTTCTAATGATACTATAACACTGTCTTTTAGAGATATTTTATTCTCTAATAAACTTATTTTTTGTTTATTTAATGCTAGTTCTTCATTAGCACCATCACCCTTTATTAAATCTTTAATTACTAGACGTGCTATCGGTTTTTTCAGTTGAATCGATGTAGTATCTATAGCGTTCTGTGAAAAACCTTTCAAGCTCATCATCATTAAAAAGATCAACACGATTAATTTGTTCATTTGTTTTCTTTTTGAGTGTGAAAATTTGTTTATCTTGTTTATTAATTTCTTTATCTAAAGTAAAAATTTGGTTGTTTAATGTATCTATTTTATAAACAAGACCATCATTAGCAGTATGAAGTGAATCTATTTTTGAATTAAGAGCATTAATTTGATCCTGATATTGGTTAACATAAGGTTCATCTTTATCAAATAAAAACCAAACTATAATAGATATTAATATAAATATCTTAGCTATATAAAAAATTCTTTCTTTAGATTGCATCTTTTTCTAATTTAGCAACTAATTGCTCCAATTCTTTTTTCTTTGGAGTTTTTACTCTTAAAATAGATTTAATTTTTTCTTTTTCAGTTTCGTCAGCAGCACTATATTTTCTAGCTAAGGACTTCATTTCTGTTTCTAAATCTTTAAGAGCTTTAACAGCTAAATCTAATTTTTTAAATTTACCTCTTGCACCCATGGCACCTTTAACAGCATCAGTATCATCTTCATCATCTTCTTTAGTTAATTGTTTTTGAAGATCTACTGTTTTTTTCAATTCTTTATTGTAATTTTGTTGATTTTTAACATCTTCAGGATTAACTCTTTCTTCTTCCTGTTCACTAAGAATATTAATAATATTTTCTTTAATATACGATTTTAATTCAGATTTTTTCATTATTCTATATTTTGTTATAAATATGTTAAGAATTTACAACATTTAATATTTGTTTAATTCGTTCCTCGGTACTACCCTTAATCGTTTCTATTTTATTAGCCATATGAGCATATTTTTTAATTAATGATACAATTGAAAAATCAATAATATCCCTATAATACTCATCTGTTTCTCTAACTCCGTTATCTTCAATAGGAATTCCATCAGGAGATATATAAAATATATAATCATAATCTCTAATAAATTCCTTAGCATAATCTTCAAAGATTTCTTTATCTTGATAACCTATTGATTTTGCATTCATAGTAAAAGCCATAACATCAAATATTGTTCTATCTGTAATGATATTTTCATTCATTAGCTCAGCACAACGTTCAGCTAAAAATACTGTTTGACCTTTTAATGTTGAATCTGTATTTAATGGAATACCTAAATCATTTAAATATTTACTACGTTCAGTAGCAAATTTATAATTTTTAAATTCAGATAATTCTTGTAACGCTTTTACTAATGTAGTTTTACCTACACTCATTGTACCACATAAACCTATTTTCATAATTAATTTCTATGTGTAGTTCCTTTTGGAGCAGGTTGTTTATACCATGGTAATCCTGTTCTATTTCTAACTACTTCTTTAAATTCACCTTCACTATATTTTATTCCATAAAGATAATATTCTCTTTTTTTCATATTGCCTTCTGGAATTAATGCTGGTCCTTCCCAATTATGGTATTTGTTATCCCAAATATATGCAATGGTTCCATCTGCTTTTTTTAACCTTTTACTACTAGGCCATTCTTTAAATTTATCTTCCATACCCATAATATACGTAATTTATTTTACTTTTCCAAGATTTTTTCAGCAACTAATGTACCATGAGCCCCTGATACTGAAATACCCCTTGCTGACAACGCATCACCAACAAAGTGCACATCAGGGTATTTAGTTAATGATAGATCAGAATAATTAACCAGTGGTTCAGGAGCTAGGTATTTTACCTCGGGCACATAGATTCCCCAATCATCTTTTAATGTAGGAAATACTAATTTCATATCATTGATAAAATCATCAATGTATTTAAAATATCCTTGAAATGCATCTTTAACAACATCTAAATTTTCTATTTTAGTTGATGATACATCTACTCCTTCTGATGTAATAGAGGGTTCTCTACTAGGGCTATAAAATAAACCTGTACTATTAGCTTGGACTTTACCAACTAATTCTCTAGCCCATTTAAATGGTTTGTCAATACCTTTAATTTCCATCAATATACCAAAGTTTGTCATATCATTTCTAAATGACTCATCTTTTTTAGCGTGACCATTATAACTGTGATCACCATATGTTTCTTCTACTGCTACATATGCAGCATTATTATTAGTACAAAAAGATCTTAAACTAACATTATCTA